TTATTCCGTCGTTTTTGTGGCATTTGTGGCAAAATTTGTGGTGTTTTCGTCTGTTTTTAGTGTGAAAAAAGCATCTACTTTAGACTGATTATGTTGACGCAAATTAGAACTTAGATGACTATAGTATTTTAATGTTGTATTAATATCATCATGACCAAGCCTATCCGCGACATATATTATATCCATACCAGCTTCTACACATAAGCCGGTATGCGTATGTCGTAGCTTGTGTAATGTCACTGGTTCAGAATTAATTGTATTACATATCTTCTTCAAAGCTTTATTACATGACGCGTTGTCAATGGGCTTATTGTGGTAAGTGATGAATAATAACATCAACGGATTCTGTATATCATGTTCTTTCATATAATCAGTATGCCATGTAAGATAAGACTGGAAATATTGAACGGTGGAGTTATCAATATAAATCACACGTGATTTTTTCGTTTTAGTATCAATGAATGTATTAGTATACTTGTAATCCCAGGCTTTATTGACTGTTATAGAACGTTTATTGAAATTAATATCTTTCTTTGTTAGTGCAATAATTTCTTCGAACCTCATACCTGTCTGTACTGCTAAAAAGATAACTGCTCGTGATATAGAATGAAATTTTGCAAGTTCTTCTAATAATAAATGAACTTTGTCCGTTTCCATAAATTGTGCTTTTGTTTTTGCCACATCATGTCCGCTTATATGAGCGCCTATGGCTGGGTTTTTCTTCATGTAGCCTAGATGGACAGCTTTATTAAAAATCGCTCTAATTTTGCGGTGCCGGGTGTCTACAGTGGATATTGCATAGTCTACAGATAAATGATTAATAAATTGTTGATACTGCACAGCATCAATCGAATTAAGTTTAATTTTTTCATCGAAATAATCAACGAACTGATTATAAGCAAGATCATATAAATTAATTGTAGATTGACTGCTTTTTCCATCTTTAAAAGTTTTCATGAATAGTGTATAAAAATCTTTGAAGTTCCATTCTTTTAACGAACTACTATCATGCTGAACTTGTTTTAAGAGTTTAGATGCTTTATACATTAAGTTTGTTTCACTTGTATCTGTCAAACGCTTTTCTTTCCATTCACCGTCGACTTTTATGCGCAAACGAACGGAGTATTTTCCGTTTGTTAATTTTTTTATCTTCATTAATACCACCACCTGTTTATTTTTGGAACATATGTTCTTTTGAAGGGTATAGCAAATTATGGTAAAATGAATTTGCATACTCTATGTGTGTATTTAGAAACGCTTATCTCTGTGCGGGGAGGGCGTTTTTTTTGTTATTTTTTAATTAATTATGTTCTCCGGTCCATGTCCATGATGAATCATATAAATGAATTTCATATGGTCCATCATTTTTCACATCAAAAAATACATTTCCGGTATAAGTTTTTCCAGGTGCAACTTCTTCTACAATAAAATCTTTAGAAGAAACTTCTCCTTTTTCATCGTTTCCATCATATATTGAGAATTCTGCCGCATTAGCAGTATAAGATTCTGTTCCAGTATTTTTAAATTCAACTATGGCTTTAATAAAATAATTACCGGTGCTTTCATCTTCAGCTGTAGGAGTGACCTTTTGTACCTCTTTTATTTTCACATCCACAGAGGTTCCATCGTCTTCATTACTAAATGATTCTACATCTCCTATGCTTAAAGACTCTGTTTCATCTGTGTTCAAAGATTCATCATTGTAGTTATCTTCGCTATCATCTGAATATGAATCTTCTTGAGAAACAGAATCATTAGTTGTGTTTTTAGATACGCCTTCCTTAACAGCATTAAAACCACCAACTGCTAAAACAATAGTAAAGATTATCCCTAATATCACTGATGATATTGTAGTAATTAACCCAGCCTTTCTTGTTCTTTTAATACATAAAAGAACGATTCCCGTTACTAGTCCAAAAAAGCCTAGCACTAACATAAGCACTGATAAACCAATCATTTCATTTCTCTCCCTTTATTATTTTTTTATATAAACACAATAGTGTAAATACCTAACAAGCAATAATTTGAATGCTACTTCTAAAAATAATTACATAGCCATTGCATTCAACTGTATTTCCGTATTTGTTCTTATAGTATTCAATAGAATGTTTTAAAAAATCTTCTGTCACTTCTAAATACTCTGCTACTTCATAGTATTCTGTAAATCCTTCATAATAAGCATCGATAATTTTTCGTAGAGGTACTAGTGACTCATAACCCCAATTTCTAGCGAGTTTTTCTTGTTTTCTATCATTAACTGTATTTTGATTAACAATATTACCAACACTCAATTTATGATGTCCAATTTCCTCCGCTAAAGTGCAACGCATTTCAATATCACTTTGTCGAGGATTTACGAATATTCTACTATTATAATATAATCCTTTATGAAATTCCTGCATATTTCTGTCTTCAATAATAGTTAGTTCAGGAAATTGCTCTCTGTATTTATCTAACCACATACATACATTCATCTCATTTCTTATTTATATTTTTGTTGAATGAAATCAATATACTCAAGAATTTTTTTCATATCTTCTTCTGTGGCAGCGGGATCAATGTGAGCTGCAAGTGTTGCCGCTTCTTGAGGGATGTCGTTGTCGACATAGGGGTTGTCAGTTCTACCTACTAAATAGTCAATTGATACATTAAAATAGTCAGCTACTTTTTGAAGTTTGTCTAAAGCTGGTTTTTGAGTTTTCCATCTGTATATAGAGTTTTCACCCATTTCTAATTCGCTAGTCAATTGTGAAATTGTTATTCCTTTCTTAGCAGAAAGTTTTTTTATTCGTTCAAACGTAGTCATATCAATACCTCACAGCATTATTGAATACAAACTACCAAAAAAGGTTGTAAAAATACTTTACAACTACCAAAAGTGGTGGTAAGATATATTCATAAGCTAATTATTTAGCTAAACAAGACAACTAATAACCCCATAAAAATACTCGTTCCCCAACGATTAATGGCTTTTAAAAGGCTTATTTAGCTATGGGTATATACTATCACTATTGGTTGTTTTTGTCAACATTATGCTAAATAATTAGCTAATAAAGTAGAAAGGAGAATGATGTAATGAAAATACCTAAAAGACCAAACTTTAATAAAAGACCATATCCCTCAAATGAAGAGATTGAAGAATGGCACGATTTCATAACATTCGTATTGACACGTAGTTCGCTTATAGTTTCGATAATTTCATTGATAGTTGTAATTTACAGATCCTGATAAAATAGTCCACTGTTAATCAATGAGAGCGCAGCATATAAGATTATTAAACAAATTATAGAAAGGAGTGATGGAGAGGTGAACAAAAGATATTTAAAAAGAAAAAAAACCAACATTCAACAAATTGAAGTCGGTCTTTACAAAAATTATGAAATTAAAGCTAAGTATGGAGCACCGGAAATTGACCTAAGCAAAGTTAAAAGAATTGTCATAGTCTTCTAAAATAATTCAACGCCTCATCTAAAGCCTCTTGGAAGCCAGGAGTACCAATATTAGAAAAATAATCCCTGATTTCATCTTCGCTTTTGCTTTCTGTTGGGAAATTACCATCTAGTTGAACATCATGAGCTAGATCGCCTAAAGGACTATTTTCGCTAAGGTAATAAGTTATTAAAAAATCATAAAAAGTCATCTGCAATCACCTCCAATCAAAAATAATTATATCACGTGAAAACCAAAACAAGAAAGGAGCAAAAACATGTCAGTAGAACATCAGCGTTTTGCGGTTGCAGTATACGCAAAACTAAAAGCAATAAATATGAAACAATCTGATTTAGCAAAAATGTTAGGTATTAGCAATCCTTATTTATCAGATATCATAAACGGCAAAAGAGACGCATCGAAAGTTAGAAAAGAAATTGCGGAAATTTTAGAAATAGATGTTGATTAAAATAGAAAGGAGAATAAGAAAATGGGTCGTCCTGTGAAAAATAAAAACAGGCATGTGAATTTCTTGTATGGTGTTTGGACATTAGAAGAATTCGCACAAGCTAGTCCAAGAACTTACGGTTGGTGGTTAGATAACATAAAAGACTTTCCAGAGCTTGCAGAATTTAGCAATTGGGCTACAAAAAATCAACGTGAAGCGTGGGCATTTGATGCAGTAAAAGCGAATGATTGGCTGATTAAAAAATTTGTATATAAGGAGGTCTGAAAATGATTGATGAAGTCGAACTATTACTTGCCAAAATACGAAAATATGACCCAAATTTTTGTCCTAAATCAACGGGTAAATATTTACTCACAGAGCTTCAATCTCGGCATTTAGACTACGAAATAAAACACAAGAAGAGACCAAAGTACAAGCATAGATTTGCGAATTCGATTGAGCGACATTGGTAAAAGAAAAACCCACAGCTATAAATAGTAAGTTAGAGCTTACTAAAACTGTGAGTTACGAAATAATATTTGTATTAATTATAGCACAGATGTGGAGATAAGAGAATGAAAAAATTTTTAAATGAACATGAAAGTAAGCTACTAATATTTCTGTTTTGTTTCCAAGTCGGAGCATTATTATCAGTCACATATATTGTAGCGGAGTGGATTAAAATATTCTTGAAATGAGGTTTTTAAATGAAGTTATTACGATTTTTCGGACTAGTAAGTATTGATGAAAACGAAAATGAATATATTGAAAAATCAGACAGATACACATTGTTTTGTTTAGCTTTGACCGTGTTAATCGCGTTTTTAGTAAGTATTGGCGGATTGATATTAAATGGCTGAATTAATAATGATTGTTGCTTTGATACTACTATTAATGCTTCTTGCAAGGAGTGATAGAGAATGAATGTAGAAAATCCGATGATAGTTGATGATTACTGGGATGATGGATTTCGGCACTGAGGAATGAGGCGAAGGCATGACACTAACAACAGAAACAATTAATAATTTAATCGGAATAAAAGAATCATATCAAGCATCTGATGCGCTAATGAAAATATTGTTTGATAGAGAAAAACGAGAAGAGATATTTAAGCAGTTTTTACAACATGATACGCATTTAGAAAAAGATTGGTTTCACGTCTATTTTGAAGAAGAGCATGCGAATAAAAAGAAATATGCACAAGATTTTACACCAACTGCAATAAGTAATGTTGCCTCACAACTGGTACGAGGATTAACAGACAGTCAGGGCGGAACAAGATTAGATGTTGCTGCCGGAACAGGTAGTTTAACGATTTGCAAATGGTATGAAGATTGCCTAAAATATTCGCCGTTTGATTATCTACCATCTATGTATTTGTATCAATGTGAAGAATTATCAGATCGTGCGTTACCTTTCCTTCTTTTCAATTTATTAATTAGAGGAATGAACGCAACAGTTATTCACGGGGATGCGCTAACAAGAGAAGCGAAACAAGTGTATTTCATTCAAAACGATAAAGACGATTTATTAAATTTTAGTTCTTTCAACATCATGCCACACAGTGAAACCGTAGAGAAGGAATTTAATATTCATAAATGGATAGAACCAGTTATCGAACATATAGAAAGCCCTCTTTCAGTAGCTGATAGATATTTAAATGAGTTAGAAATAGAGGACGAAGAAGCATCACAATTGAAACTTTTTTAGGAGGGAGAACATGACTAAGAAGCAAAAAGAAATACTATTTTGTGACTATTTTGAAGAGTGGGTCGAAGTGTATAAAGTTGGAGCAATTGCAAAAATAACACTAGCTAAATATTATAATGCAGCAAAACAACTTCGAGATATATGCCCAAAACTTTTTATCTCAGATTTTGACAGACGAGAATATCAACGAATTATTAATGTTTATGCTGAAACACATGAGAAACAGACAGTTAAAGATTTTCATCATCATGTGAAAGCGTGCATTAAAGATTTGTTTCACGATGGATTAATAGATAAAGACCCAACATACCGAGTTGTTATCAAAGGTGCAGAACCGACAAGAGCGAAAAAACGCAAATTTTTACAGAAAGATGAGTTATCGAAGTTATTAAAATCACTCGATACGAGCCAAATTGGCTTCGGATGGTTCGTATTGCTAGTAGCTAAGACCGGGATGCGCTATGCCGAAGCTTTAGCCATTACCCCTGCTGATTTTGACTGGACAGCACAGACTATATCTATCAACAAGACATGGGATTACAAATATAACAAGGGATTTGCTAAAACAAAAACATTGTCGTCAGTAAGGACCATCAAAATAGACTGGCAAATCGTCGGGCAGTTCAAACCACTTATAAAAGATTTACCAGAAAATGAACCCATTTTCGTTGAAAAATTTGGAGACGGCACTTACAAACGTCAATTCAATTCAACTATCAACAATTTTTTAGCTGCTAAATGCAAAGAAACGGGCATTACACAGATTAGCTTTCACGCATTGCGGCATACGCATGCAAGCGTATTGCTGGCAGAAGGTGTTTCGATTCATACGATTTCAGCACGATTAGGCCATGCTGACGTAGGTGTCACACAAGAAACCTATGCGCATGTGTTAGACGAATTACAAAAGAAAGATGATCAAAAAATGTTATCTGTCTTGATGCAGATTGCGTAGCGAGGTGATTAGATGCGAAAAAATTGGACAGATGAGGAAATCAGAGTTTTACAGAATAATTACGAATACGTAGACACTGAAATAATAGCTAATTTTTTAAATCGCTCTTATCATTCAATAAAAAACAAAGCGGTGCGACTTGGAATCAGTAAAAACTCGGAGTGGACAGAAGATGAGGATATTTATTTAGATTATTTTGTTTATGAAAACGACGACAATATTAGCAAAGCTGCCGAATTTTTAGGACGTACAAAAGATGCAGTTATAAACAGACTAGTGAAGTTAAGAAAAAGAGATTCTTCAGTTTCTTTTATTAGGCGTCCGTGGACCAAAAAAGAAGATGAGATACTAAAAAATAATTATATTATTATGTCGAATGACCAGTTAGCTGAACGATTAAGAAGAACAAAAGCCTCTGTAGCGGCAAGAAAGGTACTGTTAGGACTGACAAACAAACACATGTCTAAAAAAGATGACAAAATGATTCGTCATCTTGGAAATCAAGGGTACACAATCAAAGAGATTTCAGCAGAAATGAATTTGCCTTATTGTTTAATTAAAAACTATATAAGAAATCACAGAATCAATTATAGAAGGGAATCAAAAAACGAGATGAACGGTTGGCGAAAAGAAGCAGATGCGACATATTCGCATTATATTAACTCTAAAAAAATCAAGGAGGAACAAGCATGACAGTAAAATTAGTAGAAGAGCAACTTAATAATCTCGATGGTGCAACATTACAAGTTATGTATGATAAACAGCAAGATTCAAACTTGCTAATGTTGACGCCAGAAAAAAACGGCGAATCTGTGAGCATATGGGTAGATGCAAAGTTAAGATATAAACTTTTTGAAGCGTTAAATACTGTGAAATTAAGTGATTTAGACGAAATTCTTTTAGATGTACTAAAAGAAGGCTTGCAAAAATATGAATATAATATTTTTGCAACTATAGAAGCAGCAAAAGGAAATATAGAATTTATGTGCGCTTTTATGCAAAGTAAGAATCAATCAGCGATTATTCAAAAATTGGCAATTTGGGCGGAAGCGGAGGGCGAAGCATGATGACAGTAGCCGAGTTAATAGAGAAACTAAAAGAACTTCCAGCAAATGCAGATATTTTGCTAACCATCGGATGGAATCACTCGGAAATAGAAGAAGTAGGCTGTATCGAAAATGAACGTAACGTATATATAAGCGGCTGGTGAAGCGGAGGGCGAAGCATGAGAGCGATTGGATTTAGAGCGTTTGTGAAAGAAACTAAGAAAATGCTTCCAGTCACGGATTTGTGTTTTAACGAAATAGTGGCTGTAGGCGTAAGTGGTTGTGGTAATGCGAAATGTACGCTGTGCGTCGACTGGTACAACTTTGATGATGTCTTGCTGATGCAATACACAGGCTTAAAAGACAAAAACGGCAAGAAGATTTTTGAAGGGGATATAGTCAATATTAGTGTTTATGATCGTCTTGATTGGAGCTCAATCAAAGGCAAGGTTGTATTTTTGAATGGCGCGTGGCTAGTTGAGGATGTAGGGCATTTTGCGATAACTCTGCAATCTGAAACAAATGAAATCGAAATTATCGGTAATGTGCACGAAAATTTAGGATTGTGGGAGGCATAGTAAATGACTTTAAGAGAAGCATTAGAGAAGCACACAAGACATATCATGTTTTGTGGCATGTGCGAGTGTGGAGAAGCTAAATATGATTTGATCGTGGACGGCGATTTGACGTATCCGCCTGTACATGAATCAACTATTTTGGAAGTAAATCCGGATTTGTTGGAGGTGGCAGAATGAAACAAGAAGAGTTAGACATCATATTAGAGAATCATGGGAAATGGCTCCTCAACGAAGGTGGCGAGAGAGCGGATTTAAGTAATGCAGACTTAAAAAACACAAATTTAAGATTTGCAAATTTAAGACTTGCAGATTTAAGGGGTGCATATTTAAGTAATGCAAATTTAAGAGGTGCAAATTTAAGATTTGCAGATATAAGTAATGCAAATTTAAGTAATGCAAATTTAAGTAATGCAAATTTAAGTATTGCAGATTTAAGTAATGCAAATTTAAGTATTACAGATTTAAGTAATGCAAATTTAAGTATTGCAAATTTAAGTAATGCAAATTTAAGTATTGCAGATTTAAGTAATGCAAATTTAAGTATTACAGATTTAAGTAATGCAAATTTAAGTATTGCAGATTTAAGTAATGCAAATTTAAGTATTACAGATTTAAGTAATGCAAATTTATATAATGCGAATTTAAGAGGTACAGATTTAAGTGACGCAAATTTAAATTGGGTAAACTGGCAACATGTAGAAGGCTTAACAGTTATCTGCGTACAAGTAGATACAACTAGAAAAAACAATCAAATAACATATATCAAAGAATTAGATATATGGATAACAGGTTGTTTCCAAGGAACATTAGATGAGCTTAAAGCGTCTGTTGAACAAACGCATAAAGATAATGAAAAGCTTAGAAAGAGATATTACAGAGTGATTGATTTTATTTTGAAAGAGGTGGCGGAATAATGTGCGAATTTTGTACTAGTGATAACACAAAGCTAGAACTTGAGTGCGTAGGCGATTATGCACATGTGAAACTGGAAAGTTGTATTAACTTTTTAGGGGATTCTGTGCATTGTTTAGCAGTTGAAGAAGCGGAAGGTTATCCCAGATTTTACACAGAAATCCATATAAAATATTGCCCAATGTGCGGAAGGAGTTTGGGATAAATGACTAAAACGCACGAATTAAAAATAGCACCAGAAGACGAATGTTATACGGAAATGAACCTTGATAGAACAGCAATAGAAGAGTTAGGAAAACATTTTGCAAAAGGGTTCGAAGTTGGTTTTGAAAATATAGTTATAGGATACACGCAGGAAGAAATAGATAAAATGGTGAATGCTTTGAAGAAGGAGGAGGACGAATGACAAACTATTACAGCATTGAAAAAGGTACAAAAGCATATGAGTATTTAGACAAGACATACAATCAAGATACAGACGCCTTTTTGAATGAAGTTACTGAATTGTTAGGATTTGAAGCAAGAGGACATATAGCTATTAACAGAACGCCTTTAATTATTGCTAAAAATTCACTTAAAGAGCTTAAGCCAGAGTGGGTGCCGAAGTTCAAAAAATATAAAAGCGATTGGATGACTCCAAAAACGTCATTCAAGGAGCTAATCAATGCATATGAAGAACTTCGACAAAAATACAACATGGATATGACATTCAGAAACTTTAATATAAATAACGCTTTAGCAGGTAAAACAGAAGTTATCTATGACTTTGATAACTCAGGGTTCGTTTATTTTGAATCTGATCGAAAAATATTAAAAGAGGATTATAAAGAAATAACGGATATTGATTATATTAAAAGAAATTTAGAATGTGCAATTTGGAAGAAAGAGAGGGAAAACGAATGATGAATCGTGTAGTGTTTGTAGAAAAAAAGGCAGATAATATCTGCCTCAATTACCAAACACGGTTGATATAATAATTTTACTGACTAATTCAGCTATTTTTGGATATTTTCCTACTAATTTGTCAAATCGGTTAAGAAAACCAGGTTTAATATCTTCTGTCTCAAGAGTCTTTATTAACTCTGTTCCTTCTTTTTTGTCAGTAGGGTCTTCAATACTTTCAACAAGTGGCTTTAAGTCTTCGATAGTAATATTGGAGAAGTAATTTGTAACAGAGTTATTATCGCCAAATGAAGAACCATAAACATTGTTGATATTGAATTGATGTGTAGGCATTACTATTGATTCATCTCCTTTTTCAATGAAATTTCGACCGTTACGAGTGACAAACGCTGATGGGTGTAAAGCAAATCCTCCGTTCATATATGGAATAATTAGCTTTTGTTTCTGTGATTTATATGACAGATAACCTTGATATTCACAATCATTTAATAAATCCATCAAATCACTTCTTGATAATTCAGGAAAAGAATTATCTTCGTGAAAATGTTTATCTCGTATTTCAGTTAACACTTTTTTGATTTGACCATCATAGTTTGGTGTAATCATATTTCTAATCATCCTTTTTACGTTAAGTATCTCACAACAGGTTATTATGTGTAAAGTTAAAAAGTTTTTAGAAGTAGTAATAAAAAAACAGGAGGTATGAAAAAATGACAAAACAAATCATCATTAACGAAGCAAACAGTTTGCTTCACAGAAAAAGCAAAGAATTGAGTAGATCAATCATTAAAACACCAAAAGACCTAGAAAGATTCGCGATTGGTTTGGATAAATTATCGCAAGATATGTGGGACTATAAAAATGAATTGGAGGCGATTAAATGAGTATTTTTGTTGGTGATAAAGTAGAGGTGCAGGATAGAACTGGTGTAGTTGAATTATGTGTCGACGGAGAGCAGTTTCATGTTCTGATTAATAATAATGGTTTGCTTACTGTTGAAGATGAAGACGGATTTTCATCCTTTAACATACCAGCAACTCAAGTGAAAAAAGTGAAAGTGGACAGTGATGTTAAATTAATAAATGAGCTATATGAACAATCAGATGCAGTAAGTTTTAGTAAATATAATGCAGATATAGATAAAGCTAATTTGTTTGTATCTAATGTAAATAAGCCACAATTTGACGAAAGAAACAATGTGAAGTGGTATTCTGCATCAAAAGATAAAATAACCGCAACAGCATTTTTGAAAGGGGATGATTAAAATGTCAACATTATATTCAATTCAAGGGAAATATCAACAGTTGTTAAATCTAGCGGAGCAGCTTGATCCGGAACTATTAAAAGATACACTTGAAAGCATTGATGATGAATTAGAAACGAAAGCTGAAAACGTAGCATTTGTTATTAAAGAGCTAGAAGGTCAATCACTTGTTTTAGAAACGGAAATCAAGCGATTGTCGGAACGTAAAACAACAATCAACAACAATATCAAACGATTAAAACAATCCCTACAGGACGCGATGGAAACTGCCAACAAGCCTAAAATCAGAACGAATCTATTTACATTAGGAATCAGAAAAAGCCCCCCTAGTGTAGCTGTAGAAGACGAGAGCAAACTGATTGCCTACTTGGTTGAGCAACCGAAAAAATTAGATAAAACAAGATTAAAAGATGATCTTAAAAAAGGTATTGATGTGCCTGGAGCAACACTCATTCAAACGGAACATTTACGTATCAGTTAAAAATAGGGAGGGATTTCATTGTTAGAAATAAAAAGCGCATCAACTTTGCAAGATGTAAATAAACTCAGACTTATCTATTCAGCGCCGGGCATAGGAAAAACAAGCACCATTAAATTTTTAGAAGGAAAAACATTAGTAGTTGATATTGATAGGACCACCAGCGTTTTGAAAGGTCAAGAAAATATTGATATAGTCACCGCTGATACAATGACACCATTTATTACTTTTCCACAACTGTTAAAAGAAATTAATGATAGTTATTTAAACAACTATAACAACATTGTAATTGATAACATATCAGAGCTTGAACGTTCTATTTTAGCGCAGCTTGGTAAAGAAGGGAAAAATAATCGTGTTCCATCTATGGCAAATTATCAACAAATGCAATTCATGATGATTGATGCCATAAGATATTTGAAGTCATTTGGTAAAAATATTTTAATTACTGCATGGGAAACATCTGACCAGTGGCAAACGCCAGAAGGACAAATTTACAATCGTTCTTATCCACAGATTTCTAATAAAATATTAACAAACGCGATGGGGCTATGTGATGTAGTAGCAAGATTAATTTACGATTCAGAAGAAGAAAAACGCGGGTTTATTTTACAACCAACCAACGCTGTATTTGCTAAAAATCAAATTGATAGTCGAAAAGGTTGCAAACAAGAAGACCTATTCAAAATCGGTGATATTGATGCTAAAGCTTAGAGAATATCAACAAGAAATTATAAACGATGTAAAGGGGGCTTTTTTACAGGGATATAATAGACCGTGCGTCGTTGCTCCCTGTGGATAGGTGCAGGTAAATCGGTTATTTTATCGGAAATAATTCGTATGACAACACATAATAAAAACCATGTTCTTTTCCTAGTACACCGAAAAGAGTTGATTGACCAAATCAGAAACACACTCATTATGAGTGAAGTGGATATGAGTTTCGTCAAATTGGGTATGGTTCAAACGATAGTTAGACGTCTAAACAAAACTTCGGAGCCTTCGTTAATCATAATTGATGAAAGTCATCATGTGTTAGCAAATAGTTACAAAAAAATAATTCATCACTTTTCTAAAGCGAAGGTCGTTGGATTTACTGCAACGCCAGTGAGGATTAATGGAGGTGGTTTAGGAGATATAAATGACACATTAATCGAAAAAGTTAATGTGAAGTGGTTAATAGAAAATCAGTTTTTAGCACATTATAAATACTATGCTCCTGAAATCGTTCAAACAGAAACATTAAACGTTAAACGAACTGGTGAGTTTGATATGACTGGTCTTGATGATCAATTCAATAAGAAAATGGTTTGGGGCGATGTCATACAGCATTATCAAAAATTAGCTAACGGAGAGCAAGCAATTCTTTATGCTAGTTCGATATATCAAAGCGAAAAAATGGCAGCTAGTTTTAATGCAGTAGGCATTTCATCCGCACATATTGACGGTAAAACACCTAAACTCATTCGAGATGACATCATAAAACGGTTTCGAGAAGAAGAAATAAAGGTCCTTTGCAATCTTGACCTTATTGGCGAAGGCTTTGATGTTCCGGATTGCTCCACGGTGATTATGCTAAGACCTACACAATCATTATCATTGTATATTCAACAATCCATGAGAGGCATGCGTTATAAACATAATAAAACAGCTATCATCATCGACCATGTAGGTAATGTAAAACGTTTCGGTCTGCCAGATATGGAACGAACATGGTCCTTAGCACCTCGTAAAGGAAGTAATGCAACAAAAGCAGAGGCACCTGTGAAAATTTGCAAAGAGTGTTTTATGACAGTTAGCCAGACAGCAAAAAAATGCGAGCATTGTGGACATGAATTCAAAGTGGAAGTAAAACCAATACAAATCGATGAGGGAGCAGAGCTACAAGAAATAACCGAAGCCGTTTTTAAAGTAAATTATAGCAGTCCAGGCGAATGTAAGAATATGAAAGAATTATATGAATATGCAAAAGAACACAATTATAAAAATGGATGGGCATTCCATCAAGGAAAAGCACGAGGATTTATCAAATAAAAAAACGAAAGAAGGAATTTAAAAATGTTTAAAGTAGATCATAATGATGTTTTCACAAATGGAGTAGAAAATGGTACGTACGAGGTTGTTTTATATAATGCAAATGAAGACGCAACAAAAAATGGTGCGGAGTTCATTAATATTGATTTGATTATTCGTAACGATGTAAATCAAAAATTTCAAAATGCGCATATTTTTCACAGAGTATGGAAAGCAAAAGCAACAAATGAATATAGTCAAACGGCATTAAATACGATTGCGAAAGCTATCCAACTTCCAAATGGAAAAGACTATAACACAGTAAACGAACTGCTACAAGACTTGTTGACTAAAACCTGCCAAGTTACAGTGAAAAACGAAGAATCTGAATATAATGGGCAAATTTATAAAAATCTAAATGTAAAAGCATGGGCTGAAAGCAAAATTACTGGACCTCTACAACATGTGTTTAAAAAGAAAGAAAACGAACCAACACCAGTAGTAATAAGTGAAAACGATCTACCGTTCTAAACAATGAGAGGAGCGCACAAACGTGTACGAACAAATTCCAGACGAATTAAAAAAATTAAAACAATGGTGCGCTTTTCAACTGGTTTGGGATGAAGAGCGCGGCAAAAATAAAAAGATACCAATGAACGCAAATACTGGAGCATATGGCAATAGTGTAGACGAGCGAACTTGGGCAGATTTTGAAACTGCCCTTGCTTCACTCGAAAAGTATCAATTCGATGGGTTAGGATTTTACTTCAAGGCGCCGTATTTCGGCGTAGATATAGACGACATAAAAGACGATATTCAAGATTATTTATATGGAAATACTGAAAATATTGCTGGTGAGTTTATTCAAACGTTAGCTAGCTACACTGAGTACAGTGTGAGTGGGACAGGTATTCATATTATTGCAAAGGGCGATTTCCCGGAAGGTGGTCGGCGCAAAGGTAATATTGAAATGTATCCGGATGGTCGTTTTTTTGTTATGACGGGTCAAGTAATTGATAACTACAGGCAAGTCAATGAAGCGACATCAGCAATAAAATACTTGCATACGAAATATATTGGGACTAATGAAGTAAGACAGACAAATAACCTTCACTCAACTGTTGATTTACCTGTAAGTGATATTATTCACCGCGCAGAACAAAGCAAACAGGGTTCGCAGTTTAAAACTCTCTTTGATGGTTTGTGGGATGGACTATATCCTTCACAGTCCGAAGCAGACTTAGCTTTTGCAAATATGCTGGCATTTTGGACAGGATGTAATGCAGAAAAAATGGATGAAATTTTTCGTTCAAGTGGTTTGTATCGACAAAAATGGGATCAAAAACGCGGAGCGCAATTATATGGAGAAATGGTTATAAACAAAGCTATCACCAACACATCTGAAATTTATCAGCCCGGAAGCGATTTAGAAGGATATTCTATTTCTATTAAAAAACAGAATAATACAGCGCGTAAAGTTTATGGTTTAGATGATACTGGAAATGCAGAACGTTTTCGGGATAAATTTCATGATATTGTCCGTTTTTCATACATTAACAAAGGTTTTTATTACTATGATTCCAAAGTTTGGAAATATGATAATGTTGGAGCCGTAAAAACGCTTGTCGATGATGTAATTAAAGATATGAAAAGCGAATTTGCCTACATGGATAATGAATCAGATGCAGAAAAAGCATTTATGAAGCATTTGAAAGCAACTAGAAGCAATAAAGGGAAAACAAATATGTTGAAAGAAGCACAACATTTAATGCCAGTTTTGCCTGAGGAATTTGACAGATACAAATATTTTTTAAACACACAAAATGGATATATCAATTTACAAAACGGTGAACTTATCAATCATGATAGACAAAAAATGTTTACTAAAATTAGCAATATTGAATATACAGACAAGATTGACGCTCCTTTATGGCAAGAGTTCTTAAATGATATTTTTGCAGGCGATAAAGAGTTAATCACTTATATTCAAAAAGCTGTTGGATACTCACTTTCAGGCTCCACATCTGAACAAGTTATGTTTATCCTTTTTGGAAATGGTCGAAATGGTAAGTCCGTTTTCTTAGATATCATCAATGATATTTTTGGTTCTTATGCAACGAATATTCAACCGCAAACAATTATGGTGAAGCAACAATCCAGTAATGCAAATAGCGATATTGCTCGTTTGCATGGTGCTAGATTTGTTACGACGACTGAACCAAACGAAGGTGTGCGTTTAGACGAAGGGTTAGTAAAACAGCTTACTGGGGGAGATAAGGTTACAGCACGACATCTTTATAAAGATGAATTTGAATTCACACCAGAGTTCAAAATTTGGATGGCAACTAATCACAAACCGATTATTCGAGGTAGAGATGATGGGATATGGCGTAGATTACATTTAGTTCCATTTACTGTGAAAATACCCGACGCAAAGGTCGACAAGCAGTTAAAATATAAACTTCGTCGAGAATTAACAGGTATTTTAAATTGGGCAGTAGAAGGGTTCCTTAAATGGCAAAGGGAAGGCTTAGGAATGCCAAAAGCAGTTGAAAATGCAAGTTCTGAATACAAATCGGAAATGGATGTTATAACTGCATTTATTGAAGATTGTTGTGATGTTAGAGAAGGTGAGAAAGTGAATGCTAAAAAAATGTATGAAACATATCGAGATTGGGCAAAAGAAAATGGTCAATATTTGATGAGTAGTACAAAATTTGGTAAAGAAATTGGAATGAAGTTTACTAAGAAAAAAACGAAAGCTGCAAATGTGTATGAAGGAATAACACTAAATAATGATTACTATAATTTGAACCTAAATTTCTAAGAAGGTGGATAGTTTGCTTCAACTATCCACCCTGCTTTAACCTTAGAGCCGCAATTGTTTTAACGATATAATGTCTTGCAAGGTGGATAGTTTGGGTGTTTTTTCATAAACCTTCTACTTTTTTACTTCTAGTAATACTTTTCCTATTTTACTACTAACTATCCACCTTTTAAGAAAGAAATAGTTATAAAGATAGTGATACCAACGGATTTAGAAGGTGGAGGGTTTGCTTCAACTATCCACCAACTATCCATCTTTTTATCATTTTTGACAAAGGAGTGATCTAATGACAGCAGAAATGAATATACAAAACTCTATACGCTTAGCCTTAGCAAAAAAAGGACATTATGTTTTCAGAGCCAATGTGGGGAAAATTAGAATGCCTAATGGTCGTATTTTTGACACAGGTTTGCCGAAGGGTTTTCCAGATTTATTCGGTTTTCGTGGAACGGATGGAAAAATGTTCTTTATTGAAGTGAAAAATGAAATCGGGAAATTAAGGCAAGAGCAGAGAAACTTTCAACAAGCAATGGAAAGTACGCCTGCAATATGCGGAGTGGCTAGGAGCGCGGAGGAAGCATTGCAGATTGTGGAGGGATTACAATGAAAAGATTTCTTGTTATATGTGGAAATCAAGCAGAAACTAAATATGAATTTGAAGAATTTATACAAAGCAAAGAAAGATATGTTACAAGTGTAAATAATAATGAATTTATTGTTGAATTAGGAAATGAGAAATATATATTTACAGACCTTGGTAATTTAAAAAGTTTCTCAAAATTGAAATTTAATGGTTTTGCATTTGGGAAACTATTATCTAGGAGATATAGTCCTGGAAAAATTGAAATGTTGTTGGATTTTTGGAGGAGATAATTTTGTTTACCCATATTCGAAAATTGATAAGCAAATGGAACGGTAATCAAGATATATATATTGAACAAATGAGTCGTGAAGGAACAATCCAATTTAACAAGGAGGAGACTATGAAACTATATCATACAGAAACACAAGAAGAGTTTGATGCGTTGATGGTGTACGTGGAGAAAAAAGGATATGAATGGAATACAAAAGAAAAACCTACAGAATACAATTGTTGGAACATTTTTAAGAAGGAAACTGTAATAGTAATAGAATATGATATTAATTTAGGTTTTGCGTCAAAAGAATATTGTGAAAGAGTATATCCTGATACACCAATCAAAAAATACAAAGTGAAACAAGACGAAGTTGCGAAGTGGTTCGATGACGCTGCAAATGCCATGAAAGCATTATCTGCCGGCGGAGTGTCTGTAAAAAACGAAAATACTGACAACGTAAATAATCCATCACATTACACAGCGGGCGGTATTGAAACGCTTGACTACATTAAAGCTAAAGTAAAGGATTATCCGAGTTATGTTGCTGGGAACATACTTAAATACGTTTCGCGTTATGAACACAAGAACGGCATTGAAGATTTGAAGAAAGCACAGTTTTATTTGAATGATTTAATTAACTGGATGGAGAGTGATTGAATGTCAAAACGATTACGACAAGCGCATTATAAATTAATTGAAGATGAACTTCGTTACTATCATTCTACAAAAAAAGAAATACTAGAAAAACGTGCAAACATCGTCATGGGATCAGTACACCAAGAATTCAAAGACGAAAATCAAGGCGGTGGTTCATCTGGCCAGATATCAAATGAAGTGGAACAACGTGTGATGTTATTACAAATGGATAGGGAAATACAAAGGATGTCTGATACTGTGAGAGCAATTGAAACAGTATTGAATACTTTGTCTGATGAAGATAAACAACTTGTACAATTCAGATATTGGGATAGGAGTAGACCAACATGGTTATGGATTGCATGTAAGTTGAATATTAGTGAAAGCACAGCAAAAAGAAAACGGAAAGAGATTATTTATAAAATTGCTGAAAGACTAGGATATTAAAAAGTTGACCCGTTTATGACCCGTTTGACATGTTTTTCCATGCTAATATTATAGAGTAGAGAAGTGAAGATGATTACAAATAAAATAATATATTAAGTCTGCGCTTCACTTCTCATCTATAATCACATGATGATATAGCAGTTTAAAAAACGTGTTAATGATTCAGCCTGTTAATATTTGAACTGGAGGTTTTTACTTGGTATAGTAAAAGTAAAAAGGATGGCATCTTATGAATGAAAAGCTTTTAATGAATCAGAGTGATGTTCAAAAAGTAACTTTTAATATTTCAGGGGATTATTTATCAAAAAAAGATGGGTACAATTTATATTATTTGAGTGAATCGTTGAGTTTATTTAATGAGATTGTTGAGAAAACATACTTGTTAGTCGAAAATCGACAACATATGACTGAAAAGGACCGCGAGAATGTATATGTGACTATTCATGATATTCGTGAGGGATCATTTGAAACGGATTTAATCATTCACATTCGTGATGCTACAGTTGCGTTACTTCCTCTGGTTAGTTCTTTAGATTCGAAAACAGTTTGGAAAATGATTAATGAAGCTTATAAATATTTAAAAGCAGTACTAACGGCGAAAAAAGAAGGTGAGAGAGTGTATATTTCAAACAGTGACTCTAATGAGAATGTTAGTATAGTTCATAGTGGCAGCGGAGATGTTATTGTAAATATCCATCCTGATAGTATAAGACTTGCTGAAAAGATCTCTCCTCAAATTGCTAAAATGTCTAATCTTGTTACTGATGATAACTCGGTAACTAATTTATATATAACAGATACTTCGGGAATAGATAAGATAAGCTTTGATGAAAAAGATAAAGAATTATTTAAAAAGTCTACTACGTGGGATAATCAGACTATAACATTTGATGGAACTATTATTACTGCAAACGGAATGACTGTTAGTGGCAAAATTAGAATAGAAGAAGATACAACATTTTTACCTAAAGGGGAATATCTTTACGAATTTATGGAAAAAGATTGTATAGAGGATATAAGGAAATCTTTAATGCTTAAACGAGAAATTGTTGCTATACGAAAAGTGCAATTTGATCCTATTTATTTAAAAGAAAAAGTTGAAAAGCTAAAGATTATTTCAGTAAACTAGCTATTCCAATACTCGTGGCGAAATAGGTAACCGCATCAGTAATGTTCTACAAGAAGTCATGCACACTCGTTATAGACTCTAGCATCTGGCGTGTGTGTAAATAGAAACTACGCTAGTAAACTGTTGACTTCCTGCAAGGTGCAAATCCTTGCCGAGTATATTAATGACAATGCCTTCTCTCTATTTAATAGCAGATACATAGAACAATGAAGTCCAGTACATTGCGTGCTGGGCTTTTTAAATTGATTGAGGTGACAGTGATGAAATCATTGGCAAGCAGCTCTACAAATAATAGACAAGACTATTTAAGCATTCGTATACCAAACAAAGGTGATGTTCCTATTATAGAGTATGAAGGTGATGACTACGGACAATTGCCATATCAAGGATTAGAATCGCTTAGGTTGTTATGGGTAACAGATTCAAACCTTGAAACTAAGCCAACCGAAAGATTAAGCTTAGACATTGTATATATTGATGTAGACAATGAAGGTTCAAGACTATGTATAAATGTTGGAGATTCATTATCTACTGAAAGTAATCTGGCTAAGATTGCAGAAATGAATAGTGAAGAGACTAGATACTAATGCTAACACAAGCAGAACGTCATACATTCTACAAGTCAAAGGCATGGGTAAGCATACGTAAAGAAGTATTAAAGCGTGATAACTATGAGTGCCAAGAGTGCAAGAGGCAAGGCAAGGTGTTTACTGATTATCATGATCCAGACAAGCATAAAAGACTCGATGTGGACCATATTAAGGATTTAGAACATCATCCTGAACTTGCGCTTGATATAGACAATCTCACTACTCTATGTGTAAAGTGTCATAACAAAAAACATAATCGCTTTCAATTTAGAAGGAAAATAAATAAATGGGTGAATGATGAACGATGGTGACACCCCCGGGTCAAAGGTTTGCGCTTTAATTTGGCTCTGGGGAACGGTGTGGGGGTCTTCTCCGCAGAAATATTAAAAAGTCTCATGAAGGAGGGAGGGTTGAAAGTGGAATATAACATAAAGAAATTGGAAAAAGAATTGTTATCAAATATTGATACTACTAGTCAGAAAGAACTCGAAAAAGTTAATCGTTATATTAATTTAATACGTATATATTACGAGTTAGACAAAAGCATTGAAGTGGATGGTGCTGTTGTTGTCACCGAAAACGGCTCGCAAAAATTCACGAAAACTAATCCAGCGATACAAGAAAAAAATCGAATCAACACTTCATTATTATCTATTGAACGATCTTTTATATTCAAAGGCGAAAATGATAATCAAGATGGTAGTGACTTGATATGATATCAAATAAACACGTTGATAACTATATACAGTCGTATGAAAGTGGAAAAATACTACTCAATAAAGAACGAATCGATCTAATAAATTACTTACAAGAACATGTTCTTAGTAGAGATGATATATATTTTGATGAGACGCAAATAGAAAATTATATTGCTTTTAGTGAAAAATGGTACTTTTCTTTGGATAACTGGGAAAAGTTTATTGCACCATTTATTTTTTTATATTTTAAAGAAGACAATGAACTGTTTTATGAAGAGTTCTTTATAACACTTGGTCGCGGTGGCGGTAAGAACGGGTTTATAAGTACATTATCAAATTATTTTATAAGTCCGCTACATGGGGTTAACAATTACGATGTTTCGGTAGTAGCGAATTCCGAAGACCAAGCGAAAGTTAGTTTTAAAGAAGTATTTAATACAATAGACGGAAATCCTAAATTGGAAGGCAGCTTTGACGCATGGAAAGCACAGATTATTGGCAAAGGAACCAACAGTGTTTTTAAATTTCAAACGTCAAATGCAAAAACTAAAGATGGTGGTCGTGAAGGCTGTGTTATTTATGATGAAACTCATGAATATGAAGATAGACAAATAATTGATGTATTCTCTGGAGGACTTGGCAAAGTCGCGAATCCCAGAGAATTTTTTATTGGCACCAATGGATTTGTGAGAGCGGGATTTTATGACAAGTTGGAAGAACGTAGTAAAGCAATTTTAAGTGGTGAAAACCTTAACGACCGCATGTTTCCTTTTATTTGTAAGCTAGATGATCCAGAGGAAGTTAAGAATGAAGCTATGTGGGAAAAAGCAAATCCTGCTTTTGAAAAGCCATTAAGTCCTCGTTCTAAACGCTTACTAAATAAAGTTAGAAAACAATATGAAGCATTAACGAACAATCCAAGCGGCAGAGAAGCATTCATGACTAAACGAATGAACCTTCCAGAAGTAGACTTGGAAAAGGTAGTAGCACCGTGGGAAGATATTCTCGCAACTAACCGAGAAATGCCAGAACTCCAAAACCGAGCTTGTATTGGTGCGTTTGACTATGCAAGCGTTAAGGACTTTGCGGCTGTTGGATTGCTTTTTCGTGTAGGCGACGATTATATTTGGAAAACACATTCCTTTGCTAGAAAAGGATATTTGGATATCGCAAACCTTAAACCGCCCATTAAAGAATGGGAAAAACAGGGATTATTGACCATTGTAGATGAACCTACTATCGACCCTCGTCATGTGGTCAATTGGTTTGTTGAAATGCGAGAAACATACGGTATTCAAAAAGTAATCGGAGATAATTTCCGAATGGATCTCATGCGTCCGCTGTTTGAAGCAGAAGGATTTGAACTGGAGATTATTAGAAATCCACGTGCAGCTCATAGTTTGCTAGCTCCGCGAATTGAAACACTATTTGCTAATCATCGTATTGTGTTTGGAGATAATCCGTTAATGCGATGGTATACAAATAATGTTGCAGTGAAAATCAAACCGGATGGAAATAAAGAGTATCTTAAAAAAGACGAGCATAGACGTAAAACTGATGGATTTCAGGCTTTTGTCCATGCTCTTTGGCGTGCGGATGAAATAGAAGATATTGATGTAGAAGAGGTATTGAACATGCTTAACGCGATTGCGTTTTAGGAGGTGATAAATTGGGACTCTTTACAGAACTGTTTAAAAGAAACAAAGAAATTGAGTGGATGTGGGATTTAGACTTTTTGGAGGACAAAACTACAAAAGTATATTTAAAGAAAATGGCTTTAAATACATGTGTAAAACATATCGCGAGAACCATTGCAAAATCTGATTTTAGGTTAAAAAGTAGAGAAGTTAGTGTGCGGGATAAATTGTATTATAAGTTAAACATTCGTCCAAATACAGATATGAGTTCAAGCTCTTTCTGGGAGAAAGTGATTTATAAGCTAATTTATGATAATGAGTGTTTAATTGTCCTTTCAGATACAGACGATTTTTTAATTGCTGATAGTTATGTGAGAAACGAGTTTGCGTTATTTCCAGATATTTTTGAAGAAGTTACAGTGAAAAATTATTGTTACGAGCGAAAATTCAGCATGGATGATGTTATTTTCTTAGAATATGGAAATGAACGATTGTCGGCATTCACAGATGGGATGTTCGAGGATTATGGAGAGTTGTTTGGAAAAATGATTCGCGCACAAATGCGCAACTTTCAAATTCGAGGAGCTGTCAACTTCAAAATGGCAGGCGTTGCAGATAAAGATAAACAAATAAAGCTACAAGAATACATTGACAAAGTCTACGCCTCGTTTAGCAACAACGAAATTGCGATTGTTCCTCAATTGGAAGGCTTCAATTATGAAGAATTTGGAACAACAAGCGTGAATAATAGTCAAAGTTTTGATGAAGTTAAAAAGTTACGTAAAGAAATGATTGATTATGTGGCAAGTATTCTCGGCATTCCTTCTTCTTTATTACATGGTGACATGGCAGACTTGAGTAACAATATGAAAGCTTATATGGAATATTGTATTGATCCACTCACTAAAAAACTAGAAGACGAATTAAACGCTAAATTATTTACTTCTAGCGAGTTTTTAGCAGGTGAACATATCAAAATCATACACAAAAAAGACATTATAGAAAATGCAGAAGCTGTAGATAAGTTGGTTGCTTCTGGTTCATTTAATCGTAATGAAGTTCGAGAATTATTGGGCGCTGAACGAGTAGATAATCCGGAATTAGATAAATATTTAATTACTAAAAACTATCAGTCAGCTGATGAAGGAGGTGAGAATGAATGAAGTTGGAGATTAAAGGAACGATTATTTCAAATAATCAAAAATGGATTTATGACATGCTTGATATGGAAAGTACTAGCCCAAGAGACATCGTTTTACCTGAAAACAATGAACCGATTGATGTGATTATCAATTCTGGCGGTGGTGATGTATATGCTGGTAGTGAAATTTATACTACATTGAAAGGATATAACGGAACTGTAAATGTGAAAGTTGTAGGTATAGCTGCTAGTGCGGCTTCGGTCATTGCGATGGCAGGAGATAAAGTGGAAATTAGTCCCACAGCCCAAATTATGGTGCATAATGTCGCTTCCGGAGTATTTGGTGATTATCGAGATCTTGAACATGAAGCAAAGGTTTCAAAAGGTTTCAATGTATCTGTGGCAAATGCTTACATGGACAAGACTGGAAAGAACATGGACGAACTATTAAACCTTATGGGCGAAACTACTTGGTTTAACGCACAACAAGCAGTAGAAGCTGGCTTTGCTGATGAAGTAATGTTTTCTAATGAAAAAGCACCGCAGTTAGTTGCCAGTCTCTCGCCGGTAATCCCACAGGATGCAATTGAAAAAATCATAAATAATATAAAACCGCCGCAGTTAGATATCGATGCAATTGTAGGAAAAGTAATAAATCAGTTAGAACAATCAAATGATAAAGAAGAGAAGCCGAAAAAGGAAAATATACATCCTTTCAAACGGTTTCTTTTTTAATACCCAAAAATAGGAGGAAATAGATTATGACTATCAAATTAAAAAACAACCTTGTAAATTACGAGGAAAAACGAACAGCTTTTGTCAATGCTGTTAAAAACGAAGAGACACAAGAAATTCAAAACAAGGCTTATGTGGAAATGGTAGATGCAATGGCTGCTGATATTATGGATCAAGCCAAAAAAGAAGCGCGTCAAGAGGCGGACCAGTATATTTCAGCTAGCCGAACAGACAAAAATATCACGAATGAAGAAATTAAATTCTTCAATGATATTAATAAAGAAGTTGGTTACAAAGAAGAAACATTGCTACCACAAACAGTCGTTGATGAAATCTTTGAAGATTTAACAACTGAACATCCTTTCCTTGCATCTATTGGAATGCGCACGACTGGTTTACGTACTAAGTTCTTAAAATCCGAAACTAGTGGGCTTGCTGTGTGGGGCAAAATCTTTGGTGAAATCAAAGGACAATTGGATGCTACATTCAGTGAAGAAGAATCTATCCAGAATAAATTAACCGCTTTTGTAGTAGTTCCTAAAGACCTTGAAAATTTTGGACCTGTATGGGTGAAACGTTTTGTAGTTACTCAAATTGAAGAAGCGTTCGCAGTGGCGTTAGAAAGCGCGTTTATTATTGGTGATGGTAAAGATAAACCTGTTGGTCTAACTCGCAAAGTTGGAAAAGGCACTAACGTAGTAGATGGTGTATATCCAGAAAAAGTTGCATCTGGAACACTGACATTTGCTAGCTCTAAGGTAACTGTTAATGAATTAACAGATGTATATAAATATCATTCCGTAAAAGAAAATGGCAAGCCGCTAAATGTAGCTGGTGAAGTTACGTTACTAGTCAATCCTACAGATGCCTGGGACGTTAAAAAACAGTACACAAGCTTAAATGCAAACGGTGTGTATGTGACTGCTTTACCTTACAATTTAAATATCATTGAATCATTATTCGTTCCAGAAAAGAAAGCTATTTCTTATGTAGCAAAACGTTATGATGCACTTGTTGGTGGAGCCTTGAATATTTCTACTTTTGACCAAACGCTTGCATTTGAAGATCTTAACTTATATGCTGCAAAACAATTTGCGTATGGTAAAGCTAAAGACGAAAAAGCTGCCGCTGTATGGACATTAAATATCAAACCAACAGATCAAACTCCGGAAGGGTGATTGTAAATGGCTAAATTTGAAGTATTAAAGAAATTCAAAGACAAAGAAACAAAAGAAGTATATGAAAAAGGAACTGAAATTGAATTGACTGTAAAACGTGCAGATGAGGTCGCTGACAATTTGGGAGCTTCTTTTTTAAAACGATTAGATGAACCAAAAAAAGATAAAAAAAAGTAGGTGCTGTGCATGGAAGTATCAGATGACCTTCTTAAAAAATTTAAAGAACGTATGCATATTTCTCACAATAGCGAAGATAGCAATTTAAAAGAGTTGCTATCTTTTTCTATTGCTGATTTACAAGAAAAATGCGGGCTGTTTAATGTAGATGAACACTTTAGGGCAAGAGAATTGGTCATTGAGCGTACTAGATACGCGTATAATGATTCGATAGAATTCTTTAATGAAAACTTTCAATCACAAATAACTAGCTTAGGCTTCTCTCTCTATTTAGTTGAAAGTGGTGAATCTGATGAAGTTTCAGTTTAAACCTCAAAAAGTTCAGAGTGGCGATTTACGCACTCCGGTTGTTTTTTTTGAATATCAGCCGGTAAATGGTCCTGAACCAGGTGAAATAGAAAAAGTAATTCTATTCGAATGTTTTGCAGAAGTTTATAAACCATCCATGAAAGATTTAGAAATTTTGCATGGCACGGGAACAAAAGAAGCTGTCACAATTAATATTCGAGATACTAAAGGTGAGTATACAGTTAGTAACAAACATTATGTAGAAATATTAGATTATCGCTATTTAGACAAAAGATTTAATGTGATTGATGTTAGCCCAGACTTGCAAAGTAATAGCTTTGTAAATGTGCTTCTGGGGGTTCAAACATGAGTGTAGAAGTTACTGGAGTAGAAGAGTTGGAAAGACAGTTAGTTAATTTATTTGGACGAGAAAACTTGCCACAATTAGTAGACCCTGCTTTAATTGCAGGCGCAGCCCTTGTTGCAAAAACGCTTAAAAGTGAATTTGTTCAATTTAAAGACACAGGTGCATCGATTGATGAGATTAATATAGAAAAACCTTCGTATGACAAAGGGGTAAGAAGTATAAAGATTGACTGGAAAGGTCCTAAAGACAGGTACAAAATAATTCATCTCAACGAATATGGTTATACAAGGAATGGTAAAAAAATCACACCATCAGGAACAGGTAGTATTGCGAGATCACTAAGAATATCTGAAAGAGCTTATAGGGCAATTGTACAGAAGAAAATAGGTGATAAATTATGATTGATATTTTGAACATCATATATACGACATTAAGTAAAAACGATATCATTCACACTACTTGCGAAGAGAGAATAAAATATTATGATTTTCCAAGCACGGGTGATTCTAACAAAACTTTCTTATTAATCATTCCTTTAGATGTTCCAGTACCAACAAATTTTTCTAGTAACGAGGCTATGTGGGAAGATTTTTTAGTACAAATCGATGTACAATCTGACAATAGATTAATTGTTAAACAAATACAAGAAGAAGTTAGAAAAGAAATGAAACAAATAGGTTTTGGGCAACTCGCTGGTGGATTAGATGAATATTTTCCAGAAACAGGTCGATTTGTAGATGCACGAAAATATAATGGATTGCCATATAAGCTATATCAATAAAAATAATAGGAGTGAAATAAATGATTACAACGATCGGATTTGAAAAAGCGACTTTCGGTATTTTTGATGAAAAAGACGAAAAAGTAACAAAAAAAGTAGAAGTAAATGGTAAGAATAAAAAAGGTGGTACGGTCGAAGCGGATATTTCTGGTCTTGATGCAGAGGCTATTAAAGTTTTTGCATCCAATGGTCCGTACTACATTTCCAAAAAAGGTTCTGGTGATGTTAAGCAAACGATTAGTATTATGGAACTACCTTTCGAATTAGGACAAGAGTTATTAGGTCGTCAAAAGAACGCAGATGGTATTGTAACTGTTGGGAAAAACACTAATCCACCATACGCTTCATGCGTGATGGAAAGTGAAACATTGCGAGGGGAACCGGTATTCTTTGCTTTACTAAAAGGGAAATATGGACAAGATGACGTTAAATTAAACACATCTGAGGATAAACCAAAGGAACCAGAAGCAACTAGTCTCACTGGCGAATTTGTTTATAATGACGCTGGGGACGTTTTTGCGATGGCTGTGGGCGAAGAATTCCGAGATAAAATTAATAAAATGGCTTTTCCTGGCTTTGTTGAAACACCAGCAGTACCCGAAGGATAAAATATTTTAAGAGTAGGTGAACTCCTACTCTTTTTTTATTGACAAAAATTATAAAAGGTGGAGAAAACATGATTAAATTAGAAATTTTTAACAAAGAAACAGAAAAGAAAGAGCTTTATGAGAGAGGAGATACCTCTGTAATTGAATTAGAAGACTACTGGAAAATGCAAGAAAAAATTAGAGAATACATTAACACTTCTGATAATCCTAAAAAAACGATGATTCTAGAAATGCAGTTAAAATTCATAGTTAAATTATTTAACGATAAGAATTTGAGTGTAGATTTTCTTAAAAAAAATATTCCTTCCAAAAAATTAAACGATACTTTGGTGTCTGTCTTTCGAGAAATTTCACCAGAAGAGTATGATGTTGAAGATGACGAAGGCGAAGAAGCAAAGTAATAACGCTTACCGAGTTTTTGTCCGATCTCGATGCAATTAGGCGTTACTGCATGAAAGAGTATGGCTGGACAATTCGAGAAACGGACGATCAAGAATACAAAAAGTTATGTCGTCTGATAATCGAAAAAGAAGAAGCAAAATCAGAAAATAACAAAGTTTCACTTGTTGACTTTGTATCACAATATCAAGATGTCAATCAAGGAAGGGGGTAAATAATGAATAAACTTCAAGGATTGTCGATTAACCTAGACCTAGATGCTACTAGAGTGGACGAGGGAATGAAAGGGTTGAAAAGGACCCTCGGTTCTGTGAATAGCGAAATGAAAGCAAATCTTTCAGCTTTTGGCAAAGGAGAAAAAACATTATCTCGTTATGAAACAGAACTAGATGGACTTAATAAAAAGTTATCTGTTCAGAGCAAAATGGTTTCTCAAACTAAAAACGATTTTAAAGATTTAGAAAAACGAAATGCTTCTTTAAATGGAGAGTTGAAAGAGTCTAATAAAACGTTGACTGAGTCAAAAAAACGTTTTGAACAGCTTTCTAAATCTGGTAATGCAACTGAAAAAGAATTAAAAGAAGCGGAAAAAGAAGTCAACTCAAATCAAAAAGCGTATAACAAACTTAACAAAGAACTACAACAAATGCCAAAAGCTTTATCAGCTGGACAAAAAGCAGTAAACAATGAAGTTGCAAATTACAATAATTTGCAAAGAAAGATTGATACTACGACAGAATCTTATAAGAAATTCAAGAGAGAGCAAGCTGTTAAAAGTTCACCGTGGGGGACGGTGACTCAAGATTTAGACAAGTATCAAAAAAAGTTAAATGAAACAGGTGATAAGCTTGTCGCCTTCGGGAAAAAAGGAAGTTTGTATATGGCTCCAGTTGCGCTTGGTTTAGGTTTTGCTACCAAAAAAGCGGCTGATTTTGAACAACAAATGTCAAATACTCTTTCTGTTATGTCCCCTGGCGAGGTAAATCAATATAAAGATGCATTAAGAGAACTCGCTATTCAACAAGGTGCAGATACGAAATACTCCGCCTTAGAAGCCGCGCAGGCACAAGAAGAACTTTTAAAGGCAGGTCTTTCAGTAAAAGATGTTATCAATGGTGGGCTTTCAGGTGCGCTTTCATTAGCAACAGCGGGTGAGTTAGATTTAGCTTCAGCGGCAGAAATCGCGGCTACAGTTTTAAACGCATTTAAGGATGATAATTTAAGCGTGGCGGATGCGGCAAACATTCTAGCTGGTGCGGCAAATGCTTCTGCCACTGGTGTAGAAGAAATGAAGATGTCTTTACAACAAGTTTCTGCTGTTGCGAGTGGCGTTGGTCTGTCATTTGATGATACATCTACAATGTTAGCAGTATTCGCACAAAATGGTTTAAAAGGTTCCGATGCGGGGACCTCTCTCAAAACTATGCTACAAAGATTACACCCTACAACAAAGGCAGCATGGGAACAATTTGATGCTCTAGGTTTAAGCATTGTGGACAACGAAACTGCCATGAAAGTATTGCAAGAAAATGGTGTAAAACCGCTTTCTAACGATACAGATAAATTAATGGGACAAATTCAAGATTTAGCTAAAAGTTTAGCAGGTCCAAAGGCAAGCGCTTCTAAAGTTAACAAAGAATTTGAAGAATTAACAGTTGCTACTGGAGCGGTTCACTCCGCGTTTTACGATACAAATGGGGAATTGAAATCAGCAGAAGAAATATCTGGTTTATTGCAAAGTAGTCTAAAAGACTTAAATTCTGAACAGCGTAGTGCGGCGCTAGGTGCTATGTTTGGCTCCGATGCAGTTCGTGCTGGGAATATTGCTTATCGTGAAGGCGCAGAAGGAATAAAAAAAATGCGCACTGAAATGGGTAAAGTAACTGCAGACGATGTAGCTAAAATGAAAATGGATAATTTGAAAGGTACTATTGAAGAAATTTCTGGTGCAATTGAAACTTTTGCAATAAGCATAGGAACATCATTGACACCGGTATTACGTAGTCTAGGAAAGTATATTCAACAAGCAGCTGATTGGTTTAATGGATTGAATGATAGTACTAAAACGGTTATCTCCACAGCAGGTGTAGTTGCGGTAGCGATTCCGGTGGCTGGACTAGCATTTGGATTTATTGCAAAAGGAGCAGCAGCTGCTATCTCACCTGTAAAGAAACTAACAGCCGCGTTAGCAGAAAACTCGGTCGCTGCCGGAACTAATGCTGCGACTACGCAACTTGCTGGAAATGCTTTGCCAGTCGGTGGAGGAAAAGGTAAAGGTTTCTTAGGTAAAGCTGGCTCATTTTTTAAAGGAAGCAAAGGAGCAAAAGCATTATCTACAGGTGATATGGCAGGCGATATTGCGAGTTATAGCAAATTCGGAAAAATTGGGGCTGGTTTGAAAGGCGTTGGAAAGGCATTACCTGGTCTAGGGATTGCATTATCTGCAACACAACTTATTGGTATTAACAAGAAAAATGCTGGCGATAAAGCTGGTAGCGCTGGTGGGAGCTTAGCTGGCGGGGCAGCAGGAGCCGCTATAGGAACAGCAATTGCTCCAGGAATTGGAACAGCTGTAGGTGCGGCAATAGGAGGTATTGCTGGAACTAAATTTGGGCAGGCATTCGGTAAAAAAATACAGAAGGAAATACCTGAATATAAAGCTAAATTCGATTTAATTTGGGATGCACTTTCATTCTCAGCAAAAGAACATCCTATTCTATTGAATCCAGTTAATCAAATTAACGATCAAATTAAAATGGCGAAAGCAGGATATGCAGCTATAAAAGATGTGTTTGCTAATCCTTTGAAAACGGATATTTCCGGAAAAGGTATTAGTAAAGATACAGCAAAAAATGTAAATTCTTATAAAACTATGTCTCAAAACGCAATCTCTGAATTAAAGTATTTGGAAATGTCCGGGGATGTAATCACTAAATCAACATCTGATAAAATTGGTAAAAATTATAATGGGATGGTTGCGCTAGTTGAGAAATCTTTTGAGAAGACTAAAAAAAGTACTGATAAGAATTTAAGTACTTTGTCAAAAAATAGCATGTTATCAGAAGCAGACATAAAAGCGGTTAAAGAGAAGCAAGCAAAAATACAAAAATTGTCATTAGATGAAGTGAAGAAAAACAACGAACAAATTCAAAAGCTAAATGAAGATATGGCTACTAAAAATGCTGATATTACAAAGAAAGAGAAAGCAGACATAAAAGCAATTAACGCAAAAGCTGCAAAGGAAGGTAGAGTTTTAACTGCTTCGGAGGAACAGCAAATTACGAGCATCAAACGTAATGCTGCAAATCAACGTAAAACTAGTAATCAAATATATAGTAATCAAATTCAAGCAATATCTAAAAAACAAGAAACTGCTGTGGTTGGTTCTTTGAGTAAGTCTGCAAAAGAGCAAAAATTAATTTTAGGAAAACTGAAAGACAGTAGTGGAAAATTAAGTACAGAACAAGCTTCAAAAGTGGTTAGCGAATCGAAGAGAGCAAAAGATGGAGCAGTAAAAGAAGCTAACAAGAAATATAAGGATGTAGTTGCTGCAGCTGATAAAGAATACTATGTAAATGGAACTATTACTAAGAAACAACATGATGATATTGTAAAAAAAGCAAAAAGCCAAAAAAACAAATCAGTAAGTGAAGCAAAAAAAATGCATAATGGCGTTGTTGATCAAGCAAAAAAACAAGCCTCTGGTCACCTGAAACAAGTAGATTGGGAAACTGGAGAGTCTTTGTCCAAATGGGATAACTTCAAAGCAGGTTTAGCTAAAGTAATTAACTCTGTCACAGGTGGAATAAATAAAGTATTAAAATTCTTTAGTTTACCTACCATCGAGCCATGGAAACCAGCAGGTTACAACAATAACACTAAAACTTCAAAATCATCTAGCAAAAAAAGAACGTCGTATGGTAGTCAACTTGCAATGGATTATACAGGTTCTAACAATGCATCTGGACAAATCATGGCTGGTGAAGAAGGTTTTGAAATTGCCTACAATAAGCGTCAAGCTCAAGCACAAATTTTAGGTGCAAATGGCGCAGAAATTACACATGTTGCACCAGGTACTAAAATTTTGAATCATGCAGATTCGAAAAAAGTCATGCAAGGCGGACTTGGTAAAACATTGCCTGGCTTTGCGAATGGGAATTCATCCATTAATGATTTTTTAAGTGACGCATGGGATGGAACAAAAGCTGTAGCTGGGAAAGTAGTTGATTTTTCTAAAAAAGCATTCGATTGGGCAGCGCATCCTATCAAAAATTTAAATAAACTTTTTGGTGGTTTATCTGCAGGCGTGAAAATGGGGAACGATGGAAATTTAGGTTCCGATGTGCTGAACTATTTGAAAAACAGTATCGGTTCACCTCTAGAAAAAATGCTGTCTGGTTTTAAAGAAACGGCGCCAGTGGCAGGACCGGCTGGGAAAGGTGCTTCTGCTTGGTCTAGTGTAATTAAAAAGGCTGCTCTTGCAATGAAAGTTGATTTATCCGGAGGAGAATTAAAAGGTATCATTGCACAAATTCATCGTGAATCTGGCGGGAATGAAAAGATTACTCAGTCATCTGCTGTTGTGGATGTTAATACACTATCAGGTAATCCAGCTAAAGGATTGCTTCAATATATCCCACAAACATTCAATGCGTATAGAATGAAAGGGCATAACAATATATTTTCTGGTTATGACCAGTTACTAGCTTTCTTCAACAACTCATCGTGGAGAAACGATTTACCTTATGGTAAACGAGGTTGGGGACCACGAGGGCATCGTCGATTTGCTAATGGTGGTTTTGTAAACAAAAATGAAATGATAGAAGTTGCTGAGAACAATAAGCCGGAAGTAGTCATACCGCTTACTCGGAAAAATCGAGCAGTTCAATTAATCAAAAAAACAAAAGAAATCATTGGAATAAACGATGGAGGAAGTGTTGTTGTCAATAGTCCTGACAACTCTGAAATGGTATTACTGCTTCAACAACAGAACCAGATTTTAATGCAACTACTTCAAAAAAATAGCGATGTGTATCTGGATGTCGATAAAGTTGGGAAGTTGGTAGAAGCTGTAATTACAAAAACGCAGAACAATCGTATAAGTCGTAAAGACCGAGTACAGGGGGTTAGAACAACGTGGCAAAAATAGGATTTACGTATGCCGGAATTCATAGTAACGACATTCCAGCAGTTGTTAATAGTATTAAAAGAAATGCAATCAATATCTCTGAGAATATGCAAGAAGTACCTGCCAAAATTGGTGGGTACTTTTTTGGGAATTCCGTCGGTACTAGAAGCTTTGACATTAATATTACGCTTATGGGGAAATCGGAAACTGAACGAGTAGAAATAGCACACGATCTTAATAACTTAATCATCCAAACTAATAGTTTTGAAAGCGAAATAATCTTTGATGATGAACCAGAATGGATTTATTACGGTCATTTTGCCCAAATGGCAGAGTTAACAGAATTACAGACAGATAATTATACAACAACCATTACATTTATATGTAGTGATCCACGTGGGTATGGAGAACAACAAGAAATTAGTTTACCAGAAAGCCCGGCTATAATCGAGGTGGCGGGTTCACAATCAACAAGTCCAATTATTCATGCGATAGCAACCGACGATTTAACTAGTCTATCATTTGCAACAGATGATGATTATATATTTCTAGGGGCTGATATTGACCCCGATACAGGACAAACAGCTGTGAAAATGTATGAGAACGTGTTGTCCGATAGAGCAAATGACATGACTTTGTGGGATGGTATTGGGCAAAGTAATATTACTTGGGAGCTAGAAAATGGTAAGCCTGCGAAAACAAGTTCATTTAAACAAACTATAAACACCATTCGTGTAAATTCCTATGGTGAAAAAACAGAAACCGCGCCTTACAAATCATGGAGAGGTCCTGTAATGAAACGAATGTTGACGTCAGAATTAGACAATTGGAAAGTCACCGCTCGATTGGCAAATATTACTCAAAAATATCCACGCGCTAGAACAAAAATAGAATTGTATTTATTAGACAAAGATAGCAAACGCATTGGTAAATTTATGATTAAAGATGCCCAAAATGGGAGAGCTATGAATTTGGGACTAGAGATTGGGAGAACAACGAAAGATAGATACCTTTTTGCTGCAACTGAGGGGAAAGTAGTTAAGAAAAAGAATACGAAAGTGGTTTATTCAAAAAAAGTACAACAAACAGTGAAGTATACAGAAAAAGGTAAAACAAAGACTAAGCAAGTTTGGAAAACAATAAACACGACGTATGAAGTCGGAAATAACTATAATGAATTTTCAGATGCGTACTTTAATCTATCTATTGAAAAGCGTGGACAGTTGTTTATTGCGGAAATAGTTAAATTGAACGACAAAGGTAGTCAAGCTTGGAAACGAACCTACAAATGGAAAGACTCAAATAACAAATTTGCTACTAAGTTAGCAGGCATCGGAATTTACATGGCCAAAATGGATATTCCAGAAGATTTTAATAATCAAACTTACAAAGACAATGATGTTGTTTTTTGCGACTTGGTTGTACAAAAAGTTAATCCAGAAGCAGATGTGAAAAATAATCCAGAGGTTATTATCCATAAAGGTGATGAGATTATGATTGATTGTGAAGCTGGGGTCATAATGAAAAACGGTTCAGTGTTCATGGAAAATCTAGCGATTGGGAGTTCTTTTCCTTCGTTTTTTGGTGGCTATCAAACTCCGGTGGCTTTCAGCGAAGGAGCGGACTGGTCTATTGAATATAGACCAACGACTTATTGAGGAAGGAGGGGAAATATGTTAACTGTATTGAACAGACAAAGAATTACTGTAGGCGTGTTATCAAATGACATGCCTTTTTCGTGTCCTTTTTGGGATGATGAGAGAAATGAGAAACTTGAAAACTTTGATGACACATACACCGTTACCATCCCCGCAGAACATGAAATGGCTGAACATATTCACGAAGGTAATTATATTTTGTTTGAAGACGAACAAGCTAAGTTACGATTATTTCGTATTTATGAAGCTGAGAACGGGTTAAATATGCAAGGACGATACATTAAAGCCACAGCAGAAAATGCATTTATTTATGATTTAAATGCAACAATTATATCTAATAAAGTGCTAACTGATATAAGAGCAGACATGGCACTTGAATACATTTTACAACAGACAGGCTGGTCAATTGGTAAAAGAGAATTTGTTGGGCAAATACGTACTATTGAATTTGCAGACAATATAACTGCGCAAGCTGGATTACAACAAGTTATTTCAGAGTATAAAGCAGAAATTGATGCTTACGTGGAGAGCTTTGGCGGTCAAATCATTAATTATAAATTTGATTTAGTTGACGAACGAGGCAACAATACTGCGAAACGATTTGAGTACGCAAGAGACATTCAAGGTCTTAAACGAATTACAACTGATAAAACGATGTACACTGCTCTCATTCCGATTGGGAAAGATGGGCTGACAATTAAATCAGTAAACGATGGTTTAAATTACATTTATGATGATGAAGCGAACTGGTTGTATAACGATGGCAGAGAATATTTAAAAGGGGTCATAACAAAAGATACAATAACAAACGCGCAAGCTTTAAAAGATTGGGCGATACTAGAACTTGAAAAAGTTAATCATCCTTTATCCACGTATGAGGTAGACGTGATATTACTAGCAGAGATGTTAGGGTATGAGCCACACCAAGTCACACTTGGAGACACAGTGAGAGTAGTCGATTTGGATATGGATATAACTTTATCTGCAAGAATCATAGAAAAGACAACTTCTTTTAGTGATCCGTCTAAAAATAAGGTTGTACTTGGTGATTACATCGAATTAGAAAACGTCACACCGCTGGCTATTTGGGAACTTCAAGCGCAAATTGAAGAAGCAAAAAAACAAATAGAAGACACAAAAACATGGAAGGTAGAACTGTTTAGTACAAATGGTTCTACTTTTAAAAATAATGCTGGAACAACACAACTCATTGCAAGAGTATATGATGGGAAACTAAACATTACGACCAACATAGAACGTGGCGATTTTATTTGGGAGAAAATAAACAATGACGGTACACATGATTTAGCTTGGGAAAATGAACATGCAGGAGCTGGTAATGTTGTTAATATCTCTGGAGAAGACGTTTTTATCAATGCAACTATTAGATGCTCGGTTAATCAAGGAAGTGAAGCTAGTATTCTTATGATTAATGAAGGGCAAGGTTACCTGTTTGCAGAACTACCACGTGAATTTCCCGCGGGGGTAGAAGTGAATTTATCGGTTATGCAATGTGCGCAAATCGATGTGCAAAATGGCTATATTTACTGGTCACAAGAATATTACGGAAGTAAAAAAAGTAAAGTCGGTGGGCAACAATCTTATAACATTTATAGAACTACACTCGATGGTACTTTTGTCGATATGATGTGGGTTCTCGGTGGAGGACATGGAACAATGTTTGGTGTGGACACTTCGTCCGATGAAGCATATATCTGGTCTTATTATGTAACACCATTGCCACAGGCAGAGAAGGCGATAGCAATGTTTAAATATGTCCCTTTTAAAGAACAGTTTTATGATGACTCAATGGCATTTAAACTTGAAGCGCCTGACGGATTCCGCGTGACATACGACCAAACAAGCGACTACGTAGTTATGAGTCCAGGAGTTTCAAATTTAACAATTAATGTTTGTAAAAAGTCTGATTTATTTGCCGGGAGAATAGCCCCTCTGTATACATTTCGGACAAAAGATTGCGGATTTACAACTACTTTATATACATTGCAAGGAATGCATGTAATGTTTCCATATGCGTATTTGTCAGCAGGAGGGAGTTTTACAGGCACTGATAAAAACCAACTTTGGTGCTGGGATATGGTAAGCAATAGTTTAGTTTATCATCATGTTTTTCAACAAAAATACTATCCTGTACAGGGCTCAACTAACGAGTGCGAAGGGGCTTATCCATTTATTGATGCAAATGGAAAGAGAATGATGCAATTGAACTTAGGGCAAGGTGATGGAGGTAAAAGATATAACCGAATTTATGTTATGCCAGAAGAAAGGATGATGGATGATGACAATTAGAGCAGCAGCGGAAATAACATTGACAGATATTAATGATGCAATAGTAGCTGGTGAAGCGCCGTTAAACCCAACCACCGATTTATTGTGGATGGATAGTAGTGCCTCACCTAATGTACTACGAAGATGGGATGGAGAAAAATGGGTCAGTCAAACATTGAATATCAAAGAGGCTGACCCGGAAACTAGTCAAAAAATAGATGAAGCGATAACGACTGCTAATAACGCATTAGTAGAATCAAGTGCTAATCATAAACCAGTCTTTGATAAAACACAGCCAAGTAATCCGCTAAAAGGAGATACTTGGTTTAAAATAGATGAAAATACTAAAACAATCGTCGGGGTATACACATGGAACGGAAATAGTTGGGAAGAATTGCCCTTAGATTATAATGCTCTAAGAATAGGCAAACTTTCAGCTATTACGGCAGAACTTGGAGACGTCAAAAGTGGCAGTATCACAGGTACTGAATTTATTCATAACATAAACTACAAAGATAGTGATGATAACCTGTATACAGGCATTGTGAAAATGAACGATGACGGATTTAATTCAACTTCCTATTTGCCTACAGGTATCGGCTCAACAGTTTTAGAGAGCATCACAAGCACGTTGGGAGGATACAAAGTAGCTCAAAAACTAATTGATGTAAATGGAGAGAGTAGTTTAGGAAGCTCTATTTTGACCGGGAAATCTCTACAGTTTAATGAGAGTGGAAACATTAAGCTTTCTATTGATGCAGATTCGTTTTATACAACACCATGGCAAGATTTAATATTAAACTCTGGATATTCAACAGCGGAAGGGAATACTCCTCAATTTAGAATTATTTGCATCTTCGGTATTAGAATCGCCTTTTTCAGAGGACAAGTACAAAAATCAACCGCATGGACCTCTACAAATAACGCTTTTGCGTCTGTTCCTTTTGAAGTTCAAACAACAAAAACAGCGATGGCTTATGCACCGACAAACAAGTCAAGCGGCGGCCGAGTGCATGCATCATCTAGTAACGCGATGGGATTTATACCTGCGGATACAAGTATTACGTATTTCGCGTTAAATCAATTATTTTATATTTTAGATTGAAGCCGAATAGGCTTTTTTTATGTCAAAAACAGATGGGATGATGAAAATTGGCACTGGGGAGTATATCAATAGCAGGGATGAGCGTAGGCGAGTTAATAGCGTTAATCAGCCTAATAGCCGCTATTGTGGGTTTTGTGATTAGGTGGGCGCTAGTCGCACCTTTGAGAAACATGATTGATTCGCTTGACATTACATTAAATAGTCTGAGAGAAGAAATGTCAGAAAGCAAAAAAGACCGCATCAGCTTAAGAGAGAAGCAAAACGATCATGATAAAGAAATCGCTTTATTGAAGCGGGAGGATAAAGCAATTTGGAAGTATATAGCGAAAACTGAGAAGGAGGAAAAATAATGAAAATTAACTGGAAAGTACGATTCAAAAACAAAACATGGGTGATTGCGATGATAGCAGCGGTTTTCTTTATTATTCAAGCTGTGTTGCTTGTTTTTAACGTGACATGGGATTATAACGAGTTGTTAAAACAACTGATTACAGTTATTACTGGTGTATTTGCGGCATGGGGTTTAATTATTGACCCTACGACTGCGGGTAGCAAGGACAGCGCTCAAGCGCAAGAATATACAGAACCACGAAAGGATGATAAATAATGACAAGTTATTATTATAGTAGAAGTTTAGCAAATGTAAATAAATTAGCGGATAACACCAAAGTGGCGGCGAGAAAACTTCTCGACTGGGCGGAAAATAGCGGCATTGAAGTATTAATCTACGAAACAATTAGAACGAAAGAGCAACAATCCGCTAATGTCGCGAGCGGAGCGTCTCAAACAATGCGTTCTTATCATTTAGTAGGACAAGCGCTAGATTTCGTCATGGCGAAAGGTAAAACTGTTAATTGGGGTGGTTATCGCTCAGCAAATGCGAAAAAATTTATTGCAAAAGCGAAAGCATTAGGATTCACTTGGGGTGGTGATTGGGACGGTTTTGTTGACAATCCGCACTTGCAATTTGAATACAAAGGTTATGGAACTGATACTTTTGGAAAGGGGGCTGCTAGTGCAAATGTTCCAGCTAAGCCAAATACGCAAAGTAATAGTAGTTTGGGATTAGTTGATTACATGAATATGAACAAACTAGATTCCAGCTTTGCGAATCGTAAAAAACTAGCGAGCAGTTACGGAATTAAAAATTACAGCGGAACAGCAACGCAGAATACAACATTATTAGCGAAATTAAAAGCTGGGAAACCACACACACCAGCAAGCTCAAATAAAAACACATACTACACAGAAAATCCTAAAAAAATCAAAACACTGGTACAGTGTGATTTATACAATTCCGTAGACTTTACAGCAAGTCATAAAACAGGCGGGACATTTCCGAAGGGAACGGTCTTCACTATCGTTGGAATGGCGAAAACGAAAGGTGGAACACCTCGCTTGAAAACTAAAAGCGGTTACTACCTAACTGCAAATAAGAAGTTTGTTAAGAAAATCTAGTTTGATGCCCTCGCTTTTGCGGGGGTCGTTTTGTTTCTTAGGGAATTTTAAATTTGTAATATAAATGTAATAAATAAAGGAAATGCAATGATAAAACATCAAAAATTGCAGTTATTTAACGTTTTATTTATGAAAGTAACCTGTTAAGGTCATTTTGCATTAAATTTGTGCTGTTTAGAGCTATATGTTATACTATATATAGTGAAATAATTTCTTGATATATACCTTATAGTGTGGTATGATAAAATGTTTCTATTTTTATTGACAGCTTGAAAAGTATAAGCTATAATTTAATTAATTGATCAAGTCCAGAATCCGTCCGACGGGCTGGACTATTTTTATACATAAAATGAGGGATGAAAATGAAACCGTTTAAAACTCACAATCAACAACTGAAAATATTACGGGACAGAGGGCTGGAGGTTCCTTCAAAGTCTAAACGAATTTTAGAACAAGATAATTATTATAATGTTGTTAATGGTTATAAGACCCCTTTTTTAAAAAAAGATTCTAAAGGGAAAATTGTTGAGCCGGAAGAATATGTTAAGGATGCTCATTTTGATGAAATTTATTATTTATTTTCCTTTGATAGAGAGTTTAGGCAAATACTTTTAGATTATATGCTCATTTTTGAAATGCATTTCAAGTCTATATTAGCGTATAAGTTTTCTGGAAAGTATCCAGCGCCAAATGCATATTTAGATATAAACTCTTATTCAAATGACCCTAAGAAAATTAGTGAAATAGTTAAATTAATTTCAACTTTATCAAATGAAATTTCTAGGAAAGTTAGGAGGAATGGATACACTAACAAAAATTCAATAGAACATTATCTGGATCAGCATGAAGGGGTACCGTTATGGGTATTAACGAATTACTTAACCATCGGAAATGCTTCATATTTTTATGATTCTTTAGATGATTCATTAAGAGACGAGTTAGCAAAATACTTTAATAATCTTTACTTAAGAGAGCATAATGAAAGAATATCCTTAAAATCAGATAACATAAAAAATATAATGAAAATGGCAACCCATTATAGAAATGTATGTGCGCACGGAGAAAGATTATATGCGCAGTATATGAAAAAGAAACCCAAAGTAGAAAATTTGTCAAAATATTTAACCCAAGTTGAGAACTCAAAGCTGTCTGGCAACGTGTTTACTATGGTTGCTTTGCTAAAATTTGTATCAAAGAAAAAAGACTATATCGAAATGATTCGTTGTATCGATAAACTGTTTATCAAATATAATGGGAAAATAAAATCAGTTTCATTTGAAAGTATACTCGAAACAATGGGTTTTTCTGTTCATTGGAAGAAAGAACTATTGTAATATCAATAATCTACCCTAACCACATGTTAGGGCTTTTTTTTATGCAAAAAACGCCAAGCATGTGCTTAGCGCTTATTCTTTTCGATAACAGGTTTAAAATACTTTTCTTCTGCTTCAAGACGTGCTTTTATTGCGTCTTCTTTTTTTACGAAACGTCCGATAAAATGATATTTTCGTTGGAATGTTATAGAAGCTTCCCATTTTTTTCGCGATTCATTCCAGCGAACTCCTTTTATACCACTTTTGTTTCTACTAGAAATTTTACGTGTTAAAGCTGATTTCATTGTACCATCAACACTATCAACTTCGAGTTTTCGCGCAAGTGCTTTTTTCTTAACTTCATCCGAGTGTAGATTGTTTTTTGCATATTTATTCCCATTTTCTTTCGCTAAGCACCCGCACGATTTCACATAACCTCTTTTGAGTTGCTGAGCTAATACTTCTTTTTCATTACCGCACTCGCATATGCACTTCCAAACCGCATTTCCGTTTTCAGAACGAACAAACTTTTTCGCCGTTAATCTACCGTAAACTTGTCCAGTTAAGTCGGTAATATGATTATTCATTGTATTGCCTCAACAATCATATAATCAGTTGAATCATCTAAATAAGCCGTAAAATGCTCTGTAGTATTTACAGCATCAGCAAGTTTAGTTATATTGTCATCAGTCATATCCAGCTTGATTGTTTCACCGTCAAGCAATTCAGAGCTTATTTCATCTGTATTATAGCCGTGTTTTTCGAATACTGTTGTTAACTCTTTTAAAATCTCATCATTATTTATTTCTTTTTCAATTTCGTAGAATTCGTCTAGCATTTCGCCCGCTGTAAAGCCGAAAACTTCCGCTGTCAGTCGTACATTTTTTGCAGACATTTGGTCCACTGTTTTTTTGTCTGCCATTCGGATTGTTTGGTGTGCGAGTCCTGTCGCATTTCCTAATTGATAAATTGTCCAATCTTTTCCATCTAAGTATTTTTTTATAAATCCAGCCATTTATTTTTCCTCCTCTACGTATCTAAAAATTACAGTGTAATATCCCATTTCTTCGTTGTCGCTAGCGTATTCACCGTACACAACTTCCAACTTAGTTCCAGCGGGTAACAATACTTCTTTTTCATCTTCGCAATCTTCAGCACCTAGTGCAATTACTTCATTTTCATTGTCATAATCAACAACGTGGCAAGGTACTTCATTTTCAATTTCAAAATTATATTCAACAGGACAATCATTACATACTGTAAAAGCACCACCGTCTGTCCAGCTTTCTTGCTTTTCTAATGTGATTACTTGACCTTTTTCAAAACCTAATTCCCAGTTTGTATTGATATTACGTCCAAGCCCCGCAATTTTAGCATTTATATCTTTAGCGATTTCATTTCTATCTATTGTTTGCATTTTTAAATTCCTCCCGTTTCTTTACTATATACATATTATAGCGCAATATATTTGATTAGTCAACTATATTTGAGTAATTAATTTCAAAAAAAATACCCCGAACTAAAAAGTTCGAGGTTGCTGTTATATTAAGCAGCTAATAGTTGAATGAAATTACTAGATGCAAAACATCTATGGGTATATTATTGCATAAACTATTTCTTACTTCAAGAGAGATATATATTAAAATTTAGTCCTAATTACCTCTTGATAAAAAGAACGTTTGTTCGTATAATCTTAACAAGAGGTGACAAGTATGTATAATTTGATTGACAATGAGTTAGAAAATACAATAGTTTTAATTGATGCAATGAATCGCAATTGGTCAATAGAGATTTTATTTTTAAAGAATAATCATCATATGCGCTACAAGTATGTAGTGCCTGTTTTTATCGACTATGAAAAACAGATAGTTCAACTACAACGTTTTGACGAGCGCATATTTGATATTAATATAGAAGATATTGTTTTTTGCGAGGTTATGATATGAGAGTATATTCATTTAATGATTTTAAGTATATTTGTTATATAGAAGGGAAGGGAAAAGCTGTAGAAAAAATCTTCTCTGGACTACTTGAGACAAAAGAATTAAAGTCATTTTATAAAAACCTTGAGAAAAAACATCTTGATATAAATACTATTTATAATGAATATTTATTTCAAAGTAAAAACAAATAATATTTACAAACGCATACTTATTAAATTTATCTTAAAATAAAAATACCTTGAAAAATTTGTGGATTTATTTGTGGCAAACCCATCCTAAATGGCTATATATCAACACATATTAATCCCTCTCAGGACGTAAATAGCTATATTAAAGAAATCTCTAAAACGTTGAAAAACCTTGATATTAAAGGTTGGATGGATGTTTTAGAGATTTTTTTATATCTTATAATATCTGTTTTATTCCGTATTTTTCATGACATTTATGACAAAATTTGTGCTATTTCCATCCATTTTTAATGTGAAAAAAGCATCTATTTTAGTTTGATTATGTTGATGCAAATTAGAGCTTAGATTATTATAATATTTTAATGTTATTAATATCAGGTTGACCTCTCCTAAGTGTTAGACATGTTTCACCAGTCTCCATAGGAGTGTGGTAGCTGATTGCACAGTAATTATATACTTTACGTCAATATCAAAAGCAAGTCCAATTAAAATGGATTACCTTGCCCCGTAAATGACAACTTCTGAAAATAGGTAAAAGGAACAAAAGATGATGTAATTAGGGTCTAGTGCATTTGTGGTGAATTTAGGTTTTGATTATAATGAGAATCTCCGTTTAGAGGTTGTTCTTTTGAAAACGATAGAAGCAATTATAGGTATCGACTACCATATATTACTGAAAAAAGAGCTAGATTAAATAAAAAAATAATTCTAACATCATAGGAGGCAATTATGACTTTTTTAAACACCTTAAAATTAAATTTGGAAAATGAAAAAAAGAGAATGTTATCCGATGCTTTTATGAAAAAACAAGAAGGAATCATTGTAAACTATATAGTGACTTGCAGTAAGGATTCTGCTATTGGCATTAGTAAAAAGGCAATTGATATATTATTGATAATCAATGAAAATACATTTCCTGAATGGCCAAATGTAGATAGATGGCTTTCTATTTTGCCAAAATATTTTACGGATTCTTTTTCAAAATCAAAAATATTGCATAGTGAAGATTGGCTATTTGAAGAGTGGTTATACTGGTTTGAACCTGAAAATAGATTTTGGTTTTTAGGAGAATTAGATCCTGTTGATAATGAGCATTTGAAAATAAGCATAGTTGTACAAGAACACCCTTTTCCAGTAGAATCATTAGAAGTTCTACTTATGAAGCTAGGAACAAGCGAATTACATGAAATTGGTATGGAATGA